TGTTTTTCTAATTCTGTTGTACTCATATATCTTTGTAAATCTCTTTTGAGGATTTGTACCTCCGTTAATAGAGCCTGTAAATGAGCCTGTTGCATCGCCTGTGTGTGCCTTAATATTAGAAAGTTTGTGCCTTAATGTACTGTTATTTATCGATGGGCCCGGCGTATGAAAAGTACGTGTTTATAATACCACCTGACAGTGCACCAATTATCTTCTGTCTCTCAGTGCCCTGCATTTCCTTTGTGACGAAAGTGTGTAAGGGCAAGTGTGCTGTGTTCGTGCATTCAGTGATAATCGGAACTAGGCTGAAGTCCTCCACTAGATTTTCGGTTGGCTCCATCAAGTCACCATACACCCCTGACTGCTCTGTGAAGAACTGGAAGTGCCAGGTTGAGTGTTGGCCCTCGTAGTAGGAGCCGAACACATGGTTGCCCAGGCTTGGGAGTTCTACTCTCTGCGGCAGGTGTTCCCAGGTGATGTTTGTCCTCATCTGTAGCAGTTGCAACATCGTTGAGAAATTGCTGTTCTGGTTCCTAGCAATGGCCAGAGTGTGCTTGTCATGGATCTCGTTGCCTGCCAGGGTCTTGAACGGGAACTGCTGTTTGAGATTGCCGTTCTCGGTTATGTCTACCAGGGTGTGTAATCTGTACTCGTGCATATTGATATTTAAGTCATAAAAAAAGGGCGAACCTAATTAAAGATCCGCCCTCTTTTGGTAATTTACCTACCGAAGATTGTATTATTATACAACCGCCGCAGTTAAGATACCGATGTCAGTTGCTGTTACTGTTGCACTTGAAATAGTTGCTGTAACGCTACCTGCACCGTTCAACGCTCTGATGGCTGTCTGTAAAGTGCCTCCACTTATTAGAGTACCTAGAGAGTCTGTTCTCACTGTGTAAGTTTTTTGTTTGTTACTTTCAACCAACGGTCCTTCTGAAAGGATGTTGATGAACTGTGAGATCACTGCTCTTGTCGCCTCTAGACCTGCTGTTGAAGATCCTGTTGACAAGTCGCCTGTCTCGGCGTTCATCGCATTGACGAAGTCCACAGTGAAAGAAGATGTTTCTACACCTTCTAGTTCTGTGTTAGTCACGTGGGTGAAGTTGTTTTTAGTTATTGGCATTTGTGTTTCCTCCTATGCTATACTATTACGCTCCAACAGAAGTATCACCCATATCTCTGTCAGCCGCTGTTGCTGAAGAAATATTCGCTGTTACTTTGTCAGGTGTCATTGCGTTCAAGGCTCTAACTGCCGCCTGGATCGCCGCTACTGTAGTAGTAGAACTGATTGTGTCTAGACTGTCTCTTCTTACCATGTAAGTTTGCTCAGTGTTTGAGTTTGACAGAACACCTTTACCTAAGATGTTAACACCTTGGTTCTGGATTGCCTGCATAGACAGTTCTAAAGCGCCTGTATTTGCACTTGCTCTAGGGTTAGTCACCTCGCCGTTTACTGCGTTAATGTAGTCAACTGTTATGAAGTCTACTTCTACGCCGTCTGCCTCGTGAGCTGTGTTTGGTGAAACAAAGTTTCCCGGTCCACCTGCCGGTAATGTAGTATCGTAAGCCATTGTTTTATTCTCCTAATGGTTATAATGTTATTAACTAACGGCGTTAGCAGTTAAGATACCAATTTTGGTTTCTGTTACTGTTGCACCTGTTAAGTCTGCGGCTACACCTGGGAAAGAATCGCTAGATTGATCTAGTGTTCTAATGTAGGCCTGTAAAGCCGCTATGGTTGTTGTACCAGATAAACTGTCAAGGTTATCTGTTCTTACCATGTATGTTTTTTGCGTGTCTGAATCCACTAGTGGACCTTCAGCAAGGATTTGTAATCCATGATGAGCGAACGCATGTCTTGTCATGTCTAAACCTGCTGTTGTAGATCCCGATGTTAAGTCACCTGTCTCTGCTGACACATCTACGATGAAATCAACTGTTAACAATGTAACGTCAACACCTTGAGTCTCATAGTTTTGATTCAGACTGAAGTTGTTCTTTGTTGCTGGCATTTGTTATCCTCCTTTTGTTCTGTTAACTAAATGCTTTGATTCCGCTCAGGAATCAAGTTGTAAGTATTTATAGGTAATTTTGGTAAATTATGCTGTAATATTACTTTTTCAGCCAGACTTCATCACTTTTGGTGCGTTTATGGAACTTATAGCCTAGATCTTTCAATATGGATGCACACTGTTGCGTAATATTGTTTCTTTTGTCTTTTTTCATCTCGATGTTGATCACTGGATTATTTTTTATCAATGTCTGTTTTGCACCATTCAATAATGGTATTTCAAATCCGTCAACATCTATCTTTACGAAGTCCACATTAGTGAGTCCAAAACTGTCAAGCGTCCTACAATCAATTTCTCCTTCTTCGTTTTGTAATACAGTTGAATTGAAGCCTTGCTTTGCTCTGTGTTCCTTGTCCGACAGTCCCACAGGCCATATTACAACATTGTTCTCATATATGTTCTTGTTGAAACACTCTCTGAAGTTAGGGTTTGGTTCGAAGCAGACTACACTTTCAAACCTCCTAGCAAGTGGTCTCGTCCACTGCCCTATGTTGCTACCTATGTCTAGACAAACCCGCCATTGCTTAACGTATTCCAATGCGGCATCTCTTTGAAGTTGTTGTCCGTTGCCGGCATCTTCAAGATAAGTTGGTTCTGTGTGTTGTCCGTAAAGCACCCAGAAACTATTGGCTTCCGGCATCACAGTCTTTACATGCACAGTCCGGACAGTCCCTGCACTCGGTACAAGATTGTCTACAGTGCTGTTCACATCCACACTTCTCACAAATATATTTTATTAAATCTTTCATTACAACTCCTTAAATTTCCTAAGTATGTCTGTGTTGGGCAGTTTGGATTGTAGTTGCTGTTGCAGTCTGTGTAAGGTCTGCATTTTCATTTTTGAATTTAACTTGTTGTAGTTGGCCACTGCTCGCCTTATGTTCTTGAGATTGGCGTCTTGTATGTTAAGTGATCTTTCCAAGTGTGTGAGATTTTTATAGTGATCCTCCCAACTCCTTAGATATCTCCTTAGGGCCATCACCGGGACAGGTTGTCTCTGCCTCATTGCCTGTGCTTGGTCCTTGTTCTTAAGTTTTTTAGTGATATCTGGATCTCCGGATACAATGGCCAACATGTTTGCTAGATCATTGTTAATCATCCTCACTTGGTCGAAGGTGCCTTTTGCCATGGTCTGGTCTGCGTAGTCTTTTACGAACTTACTTGTGTCCTTGTTCTGACTCATTAAGGCCAGTGCTAAGAAACTGAGATATATCCTCTCCGTGACCTCGGGGAAAGAGAATCTCTGTAAGTCACTATGCCGTCTGATTACCTTACCCTCAGATACATACTTTAAAAATGGTGTTAACATACGGGTATTTATAGGCTATATGCAACGAAACTTTATTCTCACAGATGTAATGAAAACTGGTAAACACCAGCAGATACATCAGTTTATCAATTTGCACAGTCTCAGAGATCAAACTTTCGACCTAGAATACGAGTACTACAGATTACACAACTATGATCTTGACAGTTATGACAGGCGCTTTGCTATTATAGATGTTCGTGATGACAATCTTAGAATGCGTGGTAACAAAGATTTTGATGTAGAATTTAAAAAAAGATGTGAACTTCTTCACAGTCAAGGCTTCATTTTTATATGTGCCACACCATGGGAATCTAAAGAGAATATTGACAGCATGGAACTATATCCCATTTTAGATTTCAAACACATCAAATGGACGGGCGGTGTTAGTTGGTTTTGGTTTTACATGTATGAAAAACACAAGAATCACAAATTGACTTTTACCCATGATCACAACGGCAGTTACTGGCATAAGAAACATGACTTTCTCTACCTAAATAAAGCGGCACGGCCTCACAGAGTCAAACTGTATGACAAACTATTAGATCAAGGCGTCCTTGATAACAGCATATACACTTTTCATTTGCACAGGATAAAACGCACGATGCCTGATCAGTATGAACTACCCGGGGTTGACGCTAAGAATTATCTACGCTGGGGGTTGGATCAAGACATCTATGAACCACCCTACATTGATACTGTGTGTTCGATTGTGTCAGAGACCAACGACAACGACCAAGAGGTGTTCATGACCGAAAAGATATGGAAGCCCATGTTAGCACAACACGTTTTTGTGGTGCATGGTAACTACCTCTATCTACAGAAATTGAGGGAGATGGGTTTCAAGACATTCGGAAATTATTTTGATGAGAGTTATGATCTAGAACAGGATACAGAAAAAAGAATTGACAAGTTAGTTAATCTCTGCCAAGACCTTAGAGCGAAGTGTAGCCAAGGTAGTTTAGTTGAAAGTGGCAATAAGAAATGGCAAGACATCTATCTGCAGACACAGGCACTCAGGAAACACAACTATGATACATTTTTTGATGAGGAAAAATTAAGTGTGCAGATCAACAAGACCCTAGAACTATTTCTTGAATTTGCTGATCGCAGTCAAGTTCCTTCTTGAGAATCCCAACCTATCTACCAACTTAACAGCATTACCTGACTTGTCAACAGCAACAAAACCCTCTGGTTCAGTCACCTCTAGGCCGCCATCCGTCTGTTGGAACGAACCTATGGCCTGTGCTTGGTTCATCTTCTTAAGCACAAATCCTTTCATGGTCTGCACTGCTTTGTAGAACATGAGCATGGCCTGTAATGGTTTCTTGGCCCTGTTAAGGAACACTGGCATCTGCTTCATCTTGTCCTGTCTTAACTGCAATGCCTTTTGTGCTTTGAGTCCTGACATCTGTTGTTGCATTCTATCTGAATAGAACTTCTTGAATCCTAGTAGGAATTTATTGACATCGCTTGGTAACTGTCCTTGCTTGACCATTGCGTTGATGTACATCTGGAACATAGGTATAAAGTCTGCGTTCTGTCCTAGTACACTTGCAAGATTACGTGGAACACTGTTTAACAGTGTTTCTAATTTCTCTATACTAT